TATGTTATCAACATATTGTCAAGAATGCGGTAGTAAAAACGAATATAGATTTTCCAAGCCTAAGTTTTGCTCTAACTGTGGACATCCACTATCTGGAGAAGAGAGAGCTAAACCTAAACAAAAGGTCCCACCTAGAAAGACTCAGGCTGAAAGAATTGAATCTGACTTCGATGAAGAAGGTACAGAAATTTATGAAGTACCAGACTTATCAAGATTAGAATACGAAATTGAATCCTCTGCAGACAGTTCTTTCAGTTTAGGTTCTTTATTTAAGAATATTGACCTTGGTAGCACGGACGATGACGCCCCCAAAAGGCGAGGTAGGCCTAGAAAAAATGCCAAAAAATAAAAAGATAACTTATGAGGAAAAGATTGATGTAATTAATTCCGAAATTAAAAAACGCAAAAACAAATGGTTTCTAGATTCTATTCCCTGGATTTCATTTGAGGATGTAGAGCAAATAATTAGGGTTCACATTTACCAGAAATGGGATCAGTGGGATCAAGAAAGGGAATTGAAACCTTGGATCAATAAAATTATAACTAATCAATTCAAGAATATATTACGAAATTATTACTTAAACTTCGCCAAACCTTGCTCCAGTTGTCCTTTTGATTCCTCTATAGCTGGAGAAAATTTATGCTCATTTACTAAATCTGGAACTCAAGATTCAACCTGCCCCTTATATAAAAAGTGGACCAAAAGCAAAAAGAGCGCTCATGACGTTAAGATTCCATTAAGGTTAGATGCTCAAGAATATGAATCAAACGCATTTAAAGGTGAATCATTTCAAGTGGATAGAGCTATTGAGCAAATAGACTATTACTTGAAAGAACAATTATCCAGCAAGCACTACGAGGTATACAACATGCTTTTCATTAAAAATATGAGTGAAGACGAGGTTGCCAGGCAGTTAGGTTATAAAACTACCGAAAAGGGTCGTAGTGCTGGGTATAAGCAAATCAAAAATATGAGGAAATTTTTTAAAGAAAAAGTTTTAAAAATAATAAAAGATAAAGATATTATAGTATGAACTTAACGGTAGAGCAAAAAAAATTTATTGATGAACATTTCCATAAGATACCTGATCTCATTGAATTAACTAGGGCTACGTTCAAAGATGGTACGATAGATGGTCGGTCCAAGCAAGGTAGGGCAGTTAGGGCTTATTTGTCCTCACAGGACATGAAGTATAAGACCACTAAAAAGAAGGAAGTTACACCTATAGTCTTAAAGGAAGAGCAAAAACAATTTATAGAGCAATACTCTCAAGATGGTATGTCTAGCTTTCAGATTGCACAGTTGCTATTCCCTGATAGCGAAGTGAAGAATTTAGATCGACATCAAAGAGCTGTTAATCAATATCTGGATATTTTCAAGCAAAGAAAAAAAGAAGAAAAGAGGCAAGATAAGCCGAGCTATGAATCGCCTAAAACATTTGATGATTGCTTGTATCTGGTAAACCTATATACAAACAATGAATTCGAATCTAAACAGCTAAAAACTTTAGAAAGAAAATCCATAGAATCTTTATTGAAATTTTTAAAGTCTCCTAGGTTTACTCAAATTATAAACAACTATCATAAGAAAGAAGATCAGCATTTATTTGAAGCTGAGTTTATACGTGCCACATGGGATAAGCCAGACTTGAGCGCTGATGAGATTAATTTATATGTCAATGTATGTGTGGATTATATTAATTTAAAAAATATATCCTCTCATATGGAGAAGCTGAATCGCATGTTTGATGATGCTGATGAACAACAGGAGCTAACAGTCAGGTTGTCTGAGCTGTTAAAAACTAAGAGTGAAGAGTATAATCAGTGCGAAAAAAGACAGGAGTCATTAATTCAAAGACTTGCTGGAGACAGAGCGAAGCGAATTTCGCAAAGACAAGATAAAAATGCTTCAATATTATCCTTGGTTGAAAGCTTTCAAAACGAAGAAGAGAGGAAGCTCATGGTGAAGATGGCAGATATGCAAAAGAAAGCTATCAAGGAAGAGGCGGACCATCTTGAGTCAATGAATGAATGGAAGTCTCGAATATTAGGTATATCTAAAGGCGATGTCATTTAAATGTAAAGTATGCGGAGAAGAATATGAAACTGAAAAAGGTTTACATATTCACCTAAAGAAACATAAGATAGATTTAGCTACATATTATACGACTTATTACCCAAGAAACAATCTATTAACTGGAGAGCCTCTGCCATTCAAGAATAAAGAAGATTATTTTAATCACGACTTCACGACCCGCAAGCAAATGTTGAAATGGTGTGCGAGCGAGTCTAAGGATAAAGTTGGAGGATATATAATTAAAAAACTAAAAGACAGGATTGAGAATAAAAATCTTAAATATGCACCTAATCATCTGGAGCTTAAAATATCTCAATTACCCGACATAGATACATATAAAAATGTCTTTGGTTCTTATTCAAAAGCTTGTAGTAAAGCGGGGGTAAAGCCTTTATTTTCGAAACCTATAATTCCTAGATTCTTTAATGACGATACAGAGTTTGAGGATCTAGAAATTATGATTGACACAAGGGAACAAAAACCTTTAATATTCAATAATTCTCAAGAATTAAAATTAGACTTCGGCGATTATACTGTTGCTGGAAATAATTATAATTATACATACATAGACAGGAAGGCGGAGCAAGATTTCAAAGGTACAATGTCTGGCGGTTTTGAGCGATTCAAAAGAGAGCTAGATAGGGTTAAGCAATTTGAATCTTACTTATTTATTGTGGTAGAAAGCGATTTAAATAAAATTTATAAAAACAATATGTTTGGGCCCCATAAATCAAATTTAAAATTTATATATCACAACATGAGAGTATTAACTCATGAATACAAGGGTTACTGTCAATTTGTTTTTACAGGTAATAGAGCTAATTCTCAATCGATTATACCGAAGATTTTAACGCTCGGTAAATCCTTGTGGGATGTTGATTTACAATATTATATAGATAGAGGAGAAATTTAGTATGGCATGGGATAAAGGTAATCAAAATAGACGAAAAAAACAGGACATTAATAAGGGTATTTATGACATAGAAGGCTTTCTTGAAGAAGACGAAGCTAAGGAAAATTTATATAAATTCTTAAAAGATAATATTACATTCACAACTAATCTTGTTGCTGGGGTAGATTTATTCCCTTTTCAGCATATGGCAATTAAGGCGATGTTTGAGACTGACTACTTTATGGGGGTATGGTCTCGAGGTATGTCTAAGTCGTTCACTACAGGGATATACGCCTTCCTTGATGCAATATTAAATCAAGGCGTAGAAATTGGTATATTAGCTGCGTCATTTAGACAATCAAAGCAAATCTTTAAAAAGATAGAAGATATCGCCAGTAAACCTGAAGCCAGAATGCTGGCCGACTGCATTACGAAAAAATCAAAAAGCAATGATGAATGGTTAATGGAAATAGGTAGAAGTCGCATAAGAGCGCTACCCTTAGGTGATGGATCTAAGCTTCGTGGTTTTAGGTTTCACCGCATTATTATTGATGAGTTTTTATTGATGCCAGAAAGAATTTACAATGAGGTTATTGTTCCATTTTTATCTGTAGTTGAGAATCCAACTCAAAGAGAGGATCTATACAACCTTGAGACAAAGCTAATTGATCAGGGAAAAATGAAAGAGAAAGATCGATATGTATGGCCAAACAATAAGTTAATAATGCTATCATCTGCTAGCTATAAATTTGAATATATGTATAAATTATATAGTCAGTTTGAAGATTTAATAGAAAATCAAACAGATAAAGCTACTAGATGTATAATGCAGTTTTCTTATGACTGCGCACCAAAACAGTTGTATGACCAAAATCTGATCACTCAGGCTAAAGCTACCATGAGTCAATCTCAATTTGAGCGTGAGTTTGGGGCTTTATTTACAGATGATAGCTCTGGATACTTCAAGACTTCTCGAATGGCTGCCTGCACTGTCAAAGATGGGGATGAGCCTCATGTAGAAATCAAGGGTAATCCAGAGGATGAGTATATATTAGCCTTTGACCCTTCGTGGTCTGAAAGTGAAAGTAGTGATGACTTTGCAATGCATATATTAAAGTACCACAAGGATAGAGGTACATCTACCTTGGTTCATTCTTACGCTATGTCTGGAACGCCCTTAAGGGATCATATATTTTATTTTTATTACTTAATTAAAAATTTTAATATTGTGGCTATAGTTGGTGACTATAATGGAGGGGTTCAATTTATCAATGCAGTCAATGAGTCCCAGTTGTTTAAGTCTGAAAATATAAAAATCCAAAGCATTGACGGAGAGTTTGATAAAATGGATACATATAAGGATGAACTTCGGGCGGCTAAAAGTCAATATGATAAAAAGAATTATAAATATCTAATACTGCGCAAGCCTACATCCGATTGGATACGAAGAGCTAACGAATTGCTTCAGGCTAATTTTGATCATAGAAAAATTTGGTTTGGAGCAAGAGCTGTAGATGATGCGTATCACAAGCAAAGAGCTAAAAAAATACCAATAGATAAGCTTAAGTTTTTGAGACTTTCGGAGGACGAACTAAAGCAAAGTGGTGCAGCAAAAATGATTGACTTTATAGAACATCAATATGATATGATGAACATGACGAAAAATCAATGTGCATTAATTCAAATTACAACTTCCCCACAAGGAACCCAAACTTTCGGGCTACCTATAGAGCTAAGAAGACAGACTGGACCTGATAAAGCAAGAAAAGATTCATATTCAGCATTGGTTCTCGGGACCTGGATGGTAAAGGTGCTGTACGACATGCAAAACATTAAGGCTGATAATGTGGCGAGTACGTTTCAACCAATGTTTATAAGTTAACTTTTAACTTTTATAGACTTTTACTTTAACTTTGTGTATAATAGCTTGTGAGCAATAAAAGAAAATACAATAAAAAATCGGAATACTGGAATAAATTCAAGCAGGCAGAGGGTGCACAGTCAAGAGAGGCGTCAAATCTCCTTAATACATTACCTGAAACAGCTGGTGAAAGTTTTTATATCCAAGAAGCAATAGCTAATTCAGCTACCGTTTCAACAAATAGAAGAGTTGGTTACGACGGAACTACTACAAGCAGAAGGAATATAATCTCAAAAAAACCAAAGTCCGACAAGTATACTAATATAAGAAACGGATTACTCCCTTATGATTATTCCGCTGACGGAGTTAATGTTAGAGACGCAATTGAGTTGTGTCAAAAAGCTTACGCTAATATTTCGATTTTTAGGAATGCGATAGACATTATGGCTGAATTTTCAAATTCACCAATTTATCTAGAAGGAGACAATGAGAAATCAAAAAAGTTTATTGATGGCTGGCTGAAGAAAATTAATATATGGAAAGTTAAAGATCAGTATTTTAGAGAATATTATAGGTCTGGAAATATATTTTTATATAGAGTGGATGGGAAATTTAGTTCTGAGGATTTGCTGAAATTAAATTACGTATATGCATCTCAGACTCTTAAGCCAGGGCAACTGCCTGTCAAGTATATGCTTCTTAATCCTTATGATATTGTTATAGAAAAAGCTACATCGTTTCAAGACGGTATATACAAAAAAGTATTGTCAGACTATGAGTTAGAAAAATTAAGAGATCCTAAGACAGAAGAAGATAAGAAGGTATTTGAATCGCTTACTCCCGAAATGAAGAAAAAAGTTAAAGAGGGATCCTTTAACAGGGAAGGTATCAAGGTTGAGCTTGACTCACAGAAACTAATTTACTCGTTTTATAAAAAGCAAGATTACGAACCATTTGCTGTACCATTCGGTTTCCCAGTTCTGGATGACTTAAATTGGAAGATTGAACTTAAGAAGATTGATCAAGCTATTTGTCGTACTGTTGAAAATGTTATTTTGTTGATCACGATGGGAGCTGAACCTGATAAAGGTGGAGTTAACCCAAATAACCTTAAGGCCATGCAGGAGCTCTTTAAGAACGAAAGCGTTGGGCGCGCCTTGATTGCAGATTATACAACAAAAGCTCAATTTGTTATACCAGATTTAAACAAAGTATTGGGGGCTGAGAAATATAAAATTGTTAATGAGGATATAAAGGAAGGTCTTCAGAATATTATTGTTGGTAGTGAGAAGTTTTCTAACACTCAAGTTAAGGCTGAGATCTTCTTAGAAAGATTAAAAGAATCTAGGAACGCATTCTTAAATGATTTCCTTCAGCCTCAAATAAAAGAAGTTTGTAGAAATATGGGATTAAAAAGCTACCCGACTGCAAAGTTTGAAGAAATAGATATTAAAGACGAAGTGCAATTCCATAGAGTTATAACAAGATTGCTGGAAATTGGAATACTGACTCCAGAGCAAGGTATCAAATCTATGCAAACTGGGCTATATCCAAATCCAAAAGATTTAAGCGCATCTCAGGAAGGCTACGTAGAGGAGAGGGAAAAAGGCTATTACAATCCCCTGGTTGGTGGGATACCAATGATTGAAAGCGTACAGTCAGAGAAAGATAGAGAGCTTCAGGAAGAACAAATGGAACAGCAGCAAGAGCAAATTACTAAAACGGACGAAACTGTAAACAAGACACAACAGAGCCCAGGTAGACCTGGTGGAACAAATCAAATACCATTACAAGCCGCTGAAGAATATGGTAGGGATAATGTTCAGGAAGTTATATATAAAATACAAGATTTAGAATCTTATGCTCTGGAGAATTTTAAAAAACATAAAAAACTTAAAAGCATAGATGATTCTCAAAAACAACTCATTGGACAGCTTTGCGAATCAATAGTTTGTTCGAAAGAAAAAAACCAATGGAAACGCACAATGTTATCTTGCATTAAGAATACAAACAAGATCGCAGAACTTTCAACAATTAATGATATTTTAGATATTAGTGCAAAGAATGAGTTGACACAATATCCTTCTGCTATATTATATCATAGCCAAAAACAACAAAATTAGTGTATAAACATATTTATGAGTTCTAAATTTAAATATACTACAAAATTCTCTAATACTATTTTAGCTTCTGGAGGAATTGATTCTCCTGAAATTGGTATTAGTAAGGCTTCACTAGATTCTTTAAAAGAGATTATACCTGATGATGTTGATCTTGATAAAAATTTAGATTTGCTAGCTGTAGCATTTAATGGAGCTCTCGTTAATAAGTTTAATAAAAATGGAGATGGCATTAACTCTCAGTCAGCTGTAGAAATTTTAAATCAATTTAAGCACAAGCCAACCAATATAGAGCATCAAAAACAAAAAGTAGTTGGACACATAGTATCAGCATCTTTTGCTAGCTTTCTTGACAATGAACTTATAACGGCTGAAGAAGCTGCCGAAATGGATCAGCCATTTAACATTGCACTTGCTTCATTAATATATAAAACTGTAAATCCTCAGTTTGCGAACCTTGTTGAGCAGTCAGTTGATCCTGAAAGTGAATTTTATCACCAAGTTTCAGCTAGCTGGGAAATCGGCTTTAATGATTTTGTATTAGCTGTCGGAAGCGACAATTTGAGCGAAGCAGAGATTATTGAGGATGAAAAAATAATTGATGAATTAAAAGGTAACTTGAAAAGTTTCGGGGGAGAGGGCAAAATGAAAGACGGATCTCCTATACACCGCTTAATTAAAGGGCAAATCCTACCTCTGGGTATTGGCTTTACATCTAATCCAGCAGCAGATGTGAAAGGTTTGACTGTTAGTGCAAAACATGAAATTGAGGAAAAGCACGAAAAAACTAAAAAAAATATTTCACAAAATAACAATTCTAATGTAATTAACAAAAAAAGTACTATTATGGACAATAACGAAATTTTAAATAACTTAGTGTCAGCCCTCGAAGAGCAGACTTCTAATAAGAAGTTTTCTGAAGAGGCTGTGGCAACTGTTTCTAAAATTATTAACGACGCTATTCTTGAGCGCAATGATTCTTTTGTGCAAGAGAAAGACAAGCTTGAGACTGAAAAAGCTGAACTAGCCAAGGCTGCAGAAGAAAATGCAGAAGAGGTCAAGCAGCTTCGCGAAGAACTCGAAACTGCAAAAGAGCGCGTTTCTGAATTAGAGCAAAGCCAAAAACAACAAGAGGCAGTCGCTCGTTTTGATTCGAGAATGTCTGTGGTAGAAGATATCTATGAACTTGATGATGAAAGTCGCAAGGTTGTAGCTAGTGAACTTAAGAATCTTGATGAATCCGAAGAGGCTTTTGCTGCTTTTCAAGAAAAGCTTCAAGTCGTGCTTAAACATCAAAACAAAGAATTTATCGCTGCACAGCAAGAAGAGTTTAACTCTAAGCTTGCTGAAGCTGTAGAAAAAAGACTAGAAGAGCTTAAATCTGGAAAAGAAACTGAAGAAGAGGTAGTTGAAGAAGCTATTGATTCCGTAGAAGCAGAAGAAGAAGTTGTTGCTAACAACAATGCTGAATCTTCTGAAAAAGAGTTATCTTTAAAAGATAAGTTCCAGAAAGCTTTTTCTGAGGACAATTTAACAATTAACTACTAAAATAAAGGAATAATTAAAAATGGCTATTAGACTATTACCGTTTAGAGATTACGATGAACATGATGTCGTAAACTTATTCAAAAGTGCTGGAAATCTTAGTGACTTTATCGATCTGTCTGACTCTTCTAAAAGGTCAACAGCTCAAGGAGATGCTGGAGTATTCGTAACCGTATCCGCAGGAGATCTTACGGGTGACTGGGATCCAGTAGATGTAACATCGAATCCAGCAAGTTTGCTTGGAAAAACTGACTATCCACATGTTGGACGCAACACTTACCCTCAAGCAGCTCTTAGTGTTTCCCCAACTGCTGGAAATGCAACCGAAAGCTGCATTGGAATCACACTTCGTCAAACCGTTGCTCGCGACGAAAACGGCGAAAACTTGCTTTACAATCCAGTAAAGAAAGACGAACTTTTCGGAGTTCTTCCTGGTGAAGCAGTACCTGTTCTATCTAAAGGTTTAGTTACTCTTTCAGCTGACGCTCTTACAGGAGCTGGTACAGTTGGACAAGTATTGCAAACCGCTGCAGATGGTCAGGTTGAGCCTGTTGATCGTGGTAGTGCAACCAACCAAGTCGTTGGTCAAATTCTTGCTGTCGGAGACCGTGATGATGACGCTGGTTCTCAAGGTGGAAAAAATGTTTTCGGAAATGATGGATTTCAATCAGGAAAATATTATATCGTCAAAATCGACTGTGCATAATTTTTAATAAAGAAAGGTAAAATTTAAAAATGAAAATTACATTAAAAAGAACAGAAGAACAAGTTGAACTAGTAAAAGCTATGGCATCCAAAAATCGTGATGTTGCATACGAAGCTCAAGTTGCTCTCGCAGAATTTATTGGACCAGTTCTCGCAAAGGTTATTAATCAAGCTCCAACCTTGAGTAATCTTTTCTCAAACTTTCAATTTAGTGCGGATGAAAGCCCAAGCATTCCTATGGATCTTTACTATGACATTACTGATGAAGACTATGTCACAGTATGGAGTCAAGCAGTGCCTGGGGGTCTTCCTACAAACACTGTAACACCTATCGGTGGTGAAATGAAATTCACAACCTATCGTCTTGATAGTGCTGTTGATTTCGATAAGCGTTATGCTCAACGCTCCCGCATGGATGTTATCAGTAAATCTTTTACTCGTGTAGC